GCTTTAAGTATTACAAACATTTCTTCAATTAACGGCACTGCGTATCCTCCACCGCCTTCCGCTACTTCAAATCTCCAACAGGTTTTAACTGCGGGAAATGATGCGGGTGCTTTAAGTATTACAAACATTTCTTCAATTAACGGCACTGCGTATCCTCCACCGCCTTCCGCTACTTCAAATCTCCAACAGGTTTTAACTGCGGGAAATGATGCGGGTGCTTTAAGTATTACAAACATTTCTTCAATTAACGGCACTGCGTATCCTCCACCGCTTCCCGCTATTTCAAATCTGTCCGCCGTATTAACTGCGGGGAACGACGGAAATGGTTTGAATATTGCAAATATTAATGACGTAGATTGTAATACAGTTCAAAGCAAACCTTATCCGCCAGACCTCGGTTTCGTAATGGGTTCGGGTAATGTTGCTTCGGCAAACTTAGATATGGATAATTTTGCTATAATTGACGTATCAACTATTAATGGGTCGGCGTATCCTCCAAGTGCTCCAAATCTGTCCGCAGTAATGACTGCGGGAAATACCGCATCCACTTTTTTAGATATGAATACTTTTAATATTACTCAAGCGGGGAGTATTGTTTCAAATACTTTACAAACGGGTCAATTCGGTGTAACTGGAACGATGGCGACAAATATTAATATGAATAACAACGCTATTACAAACGTAGCAACTATTAATGGGGTCGCCTACCCACCTCCCAGTGTAATTACGTTATATACCCCAACATTGTTATCTGCCGATACGGCGAGTGGAAACGAGTTTATTTTAACTACGCAAGTCGTTCCTGCGGGAACTTATATCGTTTCGGCAAGTGTGATGGTAAATGTAAATAGTTCTCAATACCTCCAAGGACAATTGATAGAAATGGGGACTGAAAGCGGAGGTTCTTATAATTCCCTCGCTGGTATTTCTGGCGGAAACGGAACTTCATCAACACCTCAATACACGATTTCTGGAATAATTTTAACTCAAACCTTTACTTTCGCAGTTCAATCTAACGTATTCGTTTCTACCACGTGTGTTTGTAATGCGTCTGCGACGTGGCGAACTATCACTCTCGGTAATCCTGCGGGGTCTTCCCCGAAATCTTACGTATCTATATTGCGAGTTGCGTAGGCAGTTTTAAAAGACATTTTGCGGGTTTGATTTTTATTAAAAATAAATCTGCGATTGGAATATAAAATGTCGGTTTCTCGTCCCATTTTTGGTTCGCCCTACTAAAATCTTTTTTATCGTATCCCGCAAACTTATCGGCGTCGTATTTAATCCCGCAAATCCTGTCTGTGAAATTAAATATAAACATTATCGGTTTATCCCCTGCAACCTTGTTTGCCGTAATCATTGTCGTCGGGTATCTGCTAAAACTATTCGTTCTGGATTTTATTTCGTAATTATTATTTTTATCCCAGAAATCGTGCTTTGCTTTTTGGGGATATTGGTTTAATTCATTCTTAAAATATTCTTCTAAATCGGGGAGGATTTCTTGTTCCGCTTCTGTCCCCCATTTGTAATCGTCTGGATAATGAACCATTTTATATTAGTTAGATTTTATTTTTCCAGAAATCTAACGAATAACTTTTTCCTAAATATAATAAGATTGTCTCAACAAATTAAAATATAGTAGTATATAAATGGCGAAAAAAATGGCGAAAGAACGATTGATAAAGAAGTATGAAACACTTTTAGAAACAATGATTAGTGATAGCGACTTTGCAAGGTGGATACCAAACGTAGAGGGGAAAATAATAAAATATAATAAACTTCAAGACTACGACAACATTAACGACCTGTTGCCCGAACCTTTTGACTTCAAAATAATTTTGACGGAACAGAAACCGAATGAAGGTCATTGGACTGCTTTAGTAAAATATAAGAATATTATTGAATGGTTTGACCCTTACGGGGTTCGCCCCGATGGAGAATGGAATTATATTCCATCTGCGATTAAATACGCTCTGGGACAAGGTGGAAACCCACTTTCAAAACTACTAAGAACAGTCGGGAAAGGACAAAAAGTTTATTATAATAAACGGAGGATACAATCTAACCGAGAGGGCATCAACACGTGTGGGAGATGGGTCATCTGCCGTATCCTGTCGGCGATGCTCGGGTGGGAGTTAGACGATTACATCAATAAAATAGACGAGGTTTGCGAGGAAACTGGGAAACCCAGTGATGTTGTCGTCTGTGATTGGATACATTAATCCACTTTGACGTAATTGTTCTCAATGGTGTTTGAACTGGTTCCCATTGCCGTTGCATCTTGTTGGAGTTCATCTACTTTATCCTTATACTTATCAGTAAGGTAAATGTTTCTTAACATTGATACCCCGATACGCTTACCGAAAATCTTATTTAGTATTCTGGTGATAGCATTGGAGTTGGTTAGAGGTTGCCCTTCGTAATCTACTAAAAATGGGATTTGTCCCGTCTTCTTCTTTAATCCCTTTGCTAAAGGATGAAATACCAAATACCTTGCGATTACCATCATCAATTCTGGCGGGACGTCTGCTGTCTGTTCTTTATATGTTCCTTTCGTCTTGTAATTAAGGTAATGAAAGCGGTTCTCAGGTAAATCCAGATAATTTTTTGTATCTTGTTCGCCCTCTTTGACTGGTGTATATTTGTTGGTTAAAACCATCATCAAATAATCTATATTACGCCTCGGCGGTTGCAAAACGTATAATGAAAGAACGACCCACGACAAAAGGGTTTCATATTCTGTCTTTGAAATCTTCTTTTGAGTGAAAAATGGGGATACCCTTTCTGTTAAAGTATTGTAGATTTCTTTTACTTGTTCTTGGGAAATCCAGTTTTCCTTTTGAGTATCACTTTTGGTATTTTGAGTTTTCAAATCCTTATTATATTCGTCTAAAAGGGCGTAGTATTTCTCGTATAACTTTTTCTGCTTTGGTTCGTCCTTTAAAAGTGAGACAATTGAAATCAAATATGACCTACGTGTGTTCGGTTTGTAGTCTTTGATTTTTTCTAAAACTTTTTCTACATCCTTTAAAAAAATGAGATTTTTAGGGACTTCTCCCCCGTTTAACCTCTTCAAATTGGCGAGGTATAACTTCAAACTACTTTCCGTAATTTTCTTTTTCTGCAGGTTTTCTACAACTTTGCCTTCACTCATTTTATATATATAGGAGATAGATTTTATTTTTATATTTTACCGAATTAATCTATTTTGCTAAACTATTTCTCCTCGTCCTCGGCGATTTTGATTAAATGCATCCATCCTTTCTTGTCTAACCCGAATGTCTTGACGACTAATGCGATTTTCTTGTCGTCGTATCCGTGTTGGTCTGCTAACATTTGGAGTTCTAATCCTACGATGTTGTGGGAGAATGGTTTTATATCAATCCATCTTACCTCTTTCAGGATGCATTGGAGTGTTTCCCTTTCCTCGTCGTTTGCGGGGACAAAGGTCTCCTCAATCATTTTGCGTTGGTTGGCGTTCAATTTGACAGACATTTTGTTAGAATTACTCATTGTAGATTATTTGAAAGGTAAATCAATTTTATAACAATTTTTTCATTTCAATTTTTTTTTCAAATCAAAAAATAATTGAAATAGGTTTATAATTGTTTTGAGAACAATTTTATATTGGGAGACTAAAAGTCGTCGTCATCATCCAACTCGTCGGCATTAATATTCGGTTTCGGGATAAGACAAACCCCTTTCGTGGATATTATTCCCTCACTTTCCAAATAGGCAATCATTTTATCGTTGTCTAAAACGTAGCACATCACATTCGCTTTCCGTTTGCTGATAAACTTGTAGGCGATGTTTGCATCCGCCTCTGTGATAAGGGTGTGATGTTTCAATTTCGTCCCGAATAAAGTGGAACTCCAATCGGCAGATTTATATCCCCATTCCGTTCTAAAATCTTTGAATAAGTTGTAGAATGCTGAACCCGAAAATACCGACATTCCGTTTTCAATTGCATCCACTTTGCCGTTATAGGTTGCCCCGTGCTTGTAGTGCGTGTTATTCAAATATTCAAAGAACCTTACCAAAGGACTAATAGAATAATCTTGTAGCGTTTTAGAATACTCGGTTTTCACTCGGGTAGTAATCCAATCTTTATTTTCTACATCTCGGTTTAGTAAGAACTGAAAGAATGGGGCGATGAAATCTTTACCGTTATAGTCTCCATTTTTGTTTCGTCCGTAAATATATTTATACATTTTATTAAAATATACTGCGTCATTACAAATTGCGTTGTTCGCTTCCGTTGCAGTCATTCGTCTATCCCCGCTTTCAATTGAAAATGAAATCTCATTATTCGTAAGAAAGATGTAGTTGGAATAATCCTTTTCCTTACGCTGTTTCTCGTGCTTTTCATTAATGACGTTTTCTACGCTGGTAATAAGTGCTTTCAATTTTTCTTTATTTGTTATACTGTCTTTGATTTCAAACTCGTTGATTGCTACCAACAACTTACAACTCAATAATGCATTAAAGTTCTCTAACTGGGATAACCCTTGGATGTTAAGATAATATTTTGAACCCAAAATCTCATTCCCGAACCAATCCAAGAAACTATCTTTTCCCGCCCCTTGCAAACTTTTTAAGATGATTGCGATGTTATTTTTTCGGTGTGGAAACTGGACTTTGAATGCTAAACAATCCAAGAAATATTCGTAAAAATCTGGGTCGCCAGAAAGGTCTTTTATATGCTGTAAAAGGATACCTATACCTTCTTCCGTTTCCGTTGCTTCCCGCTTTCGCTTTTTGTCGTCCTTCCAATCGGTATAATATTTTAATGCATTAAATCCTCTAAACAGATTATAAATGTTGTCGGGCGTAGTGTCCTCTAAACAGTAAGGTCTAAAATCTACTCGTTCGTAAGTTAGACAGTCGGGGTCTTTTCTCCAATCTTTTACAAACAGTTTTTCTTCCTCATCCCAAGTCCCTTCTCCTTCGCCGTCGGCGGGAGGTTGGTAAGTGAATTGCGTCCAGAATAGATTTTCGTATAATATATTTAAATCGCTTCCGTTTCTAATAATCATTTCTTCTTGTCCGTCAATATCCACTATCTCGCAAAAACCAACTGGGTTTCTAACTTTAAAATTGGTTTCTTCAAATGCAGTTTTTAAGTCGCTGTAAGATGAGGTAAGGTTCAATTCGCTGATATCAAAAATCGCCGAAAATATTTCCGCATTATCTCGTTTCGCCCATTTTTTTATTTTTTCCCAAGATTTATTTTTGTCGGTTTTTTTGGTTTTGAATACCTCCATTTTACTCCAATTGTATAATATCGCATCTGCATTATATTTTTTATAAAATAATTCGCCATTCTCGTCTTTCAAAGAACTAAAATATTGAAAACAGTCTATTCCTTCTTTTTCTTTCCCTTTATTTACAAAATGGTTTTTTATCAAGCAACCCATTTCAAACCAAGGTGTATATTCGCAAACCCTTTCTCGTGTGAAAGCGGAACACATTTGTTTAAATATTTTACCGCTTTGCGAATGGATTTCGTCCATTTTTTCTTCCACTTTTTCAATATTTTTCTGGATTTTTTCTTTGATTTCCTTCTTTTTTTTCGTCATTCTGCTTTTGGTGTCTTTTTTCACTTGGTAGTAAATGATTTTTCTATCGTCAAAATATTTTACTATTTTATCTGTGATGACCCCCAGTTCGCCATCCCTATAAATATCGTAAGAATATTCGGCGTTGTTTTCGTGATGGTAATATCTCGTGGGATATGAAATAAGACATCCTCCATTACTACGAAAATCTATTTTGCATTCGGGATTGTCGTGTTCGCTGTTAGAACAAGAATGGTTCAATCGGTCGTCGTAGTGGAAAAGGATATGAAACCCCTTTTTTGTCTTTTGGGTAAAATGTTCGTTGCATTCTGGGTTGCTTTTGATGAATGCATTATACGCCTCTGGTGTATCAAAATCAATTCCGCAAACCCCGACATCTTTTCCCGTTTTGATATAGAATGACGAGGGGTTGTTTGTTCCCGTTTTCTTGTCCTTGTATTTGAGTGGAATAAAGGTTTCGTAGTTGTCTCGTGTGATTATTTTAGACCAATCTTTTATACACATTCCCAGTTTTTTTTCAATAATACCATCTTTGTTTATAGAGGTGGTGATTTCTTTCCCGCCAAACCCAGTAAGGTTATATTTTTTCAAATGTGCTTTAAATAATTCGGTAGTTTGATAACTTGCTAAATCGTTCATCCCTTTTATACTTATATATAAGATTTTTTTTTATATCATTTTTTTTTCAAAATATTAATATATTTTATATAAGTAAATATTACTTTTGATTAGTATAAAACGTTATACAAACTTATATAACGTGTTATCAATTTGGGTTCAATTTGCAAGAATATTATTTTTGAATTGGTTGAGTTCTGCTTTCAATTCGCCCATCAATTCAATTTCTTTTTGCTTGAGTTCTGCTTTCATTTCTTCCATCAATTTCTTTTCTTTTTCTTTTGCCTCTTGTTTCTGCTGTTTTGCTAAATCTTTCTTCGGTTTTATATGGGTGAGATAATATTCTCGGTGCTGTTGTAAATGTTGTTTATACTTATCCTCGTTTGCTTTCAATGTGCTATACCATTTCTTATACTTTGCAGACATTTTGTCGGGATGTTTTTTTTGATACGTTGCTACCGCTTTGCAGTGGCGTTGGTAATGGCGTTCTGCTGGAGACAGTTCTGGTTCGGTATTTACGGGTTCTATTTCCATTTGTATATACTTATATATTATTATTTTTTTTATCTTTATATATTTTTTTTAATAAATTATATAAACTTATATAAAACGGAATTGGGTTCCCGTGGGAGGGTAGGGAAGGTATAAACCTATTCTACAAAATTATTTTTTTTTTTTTATAATTTTT